CTGAGGGTGTCGGCGCTTAGTTCCGCGTTGGAGCATCAATCTCGGCGGGAACGTCTTGAGGATGCTGCCATTCGTCGGTCGTTGAGATTGTTCCGCAGTATTGATGTGGACTTCTTGGATCGTGGCTGGGATCGTGTGGCTCCGCAGATGGTAGCGGTGGTCACGGCGGCTCAAGTTGTTGCCGCACGTCAGTCGGCCCCGTTTCTACAAGCGGTTGCACCGGAAGCTCCTCCTGCACGGGTGGTGCCGGAAGCGTTCGGCGGTGTGACTTTGGCTGGCCGTGAGGTTGGGCCGGAAATGTATCAGGCTGTCGTGGATACGAAGCGGCAGATCGGGCGTGGTGTTCCTCGAGGTCAAGCGTTCGAGTCGGCTGCGTCTTTGTTGGCGATCATGGTTGGTTCGATGGTGCAGGACATGGGTCGCATGTCGGACATGACCCTTTCGGTGGGGAAGGGTTACACGCGGTATGTGCGTGTGGTGTCTGCTGGGGCGTGTTCTCGGTGTGCGATCCTTGCAGGCGATTCGTCGTATTCTACGGCGTTTCTGCGGCATCCGAAGTGTCGGTGTACGGCGATGCCTGTTGCTGGTGCTGGTGAGGACGCTGAGCAGTTCGCTTCGCCGGAGGATTACTTCGCGTCATTGTCGAGCGCGGAGCAGAATCGTGTGTTCACGAATGCTGGTGCGGAGGCGATCCGTAACGGTGCCGATCCGATCAAGGTTGTGAACACTCGGAGAGGCTATTTCGGGTCGAAGCCGGCGAATGTTCCTGTGCGTCGATTGCGTCCGGTGCAGATCGGTGTCCGGGCGGATGGATCACCGTTGAACGTGTTCGCTACCGCTGAGGGTACGACGGCTCGGGGTGCTTTTGGTCGGCGTGAGATTCGGTTGACGGGTGAAGCTCGTCGTGATGGCCGGTATCGGCGTACTACGTCGCTGCGTTTGATGCCTGAGCAGATCGTTTTGCAGGCTGACGGCAACGCGACGCGGATGCGTGAACTTCTCGAGCGGTACGGCTACTTGTATCCGAGCGTGTAGAACACGTATTCGATTTCTGCATCCTCCCGCGTTCTGAATCGTGGGGGTATCCACGGTTCATTCTGACCTGTTGGTGTCTTAGATTGGCTCCTGTGCCCTCTGAGCGCATGTTCTGATGGTGTGTTCGCACACCAGTTCTAAACTTCCCGCTCCCTGTGGGCGGAAGGACGACTGCCCGCAATGGGTGGCCGCTATCACCCGAAATGACAAGGGAGCAACTCCACTATGTCCGAAACCACGTCTGAGGCCGCAACGGTCGAGGAAACCGAAACCACCAGTGAGTCGGCTGAGGTCGAGTCTGAGCAGTCCGAAACGGTTGAGGGCGAGTCTGCCCTTGGCGATGCGGGCAAGAAAGCTCTTGACGCGATGAAGGCTGAGAAGAAGGAAGCTATCGCGCAGGCGCGTGAGGCTCGGTCTGCGCTTGAGAAGTTGCAGGCCGAACTTGCGTTGAAGGATAAGCCTGCTGAGGAGCAAGCGATTGAGGCCGCAAAGGCTGAGGCGCGTGCTGAGGCAATGTCGAAGGCCAACGAGCGCATTCTGCGTTCCGAGCTTCGCGCTGCCGCTACCGGGAGACTTGCTGACCCCACTGATGCCGCCCTGTACATCGATCTCAAGTCTTTTGAGGTTGGCGATGAGGGTGACGTGGATTCGGACGCATTGAACGAAGCAATCAACGATCTCATTACTCGGAAACCCCACCTGGCCGCTGTGCAGAAGGCACGCTTCGACGGCGACGCAGATCAGGGGACGAAGGGGAAAGAGACGACGGTTGCGCAGTGGTCCGAGGCAGACCTCGAGCGCCACTCGAACAACCCCGACGCGATCGAGAAGGCCCGCACTGCTGGGCATCTTGATCATCTGCTCGGACTCAAGAAGTAACCACTCAACCTGAAAGGAGTGCCAATCATGGCTCTCACCGAATCTCAGCGGAAGATTTGGGCGGCACAGCTGCTCACTTCCCTCAAGAAGAACCTCGTCTACGCGGGCCCTGGTGTTGCGAACCGCAACTACGAGGGCACCATTCGCGACCAGGGCGACACCGTGAAGATCATCTCGGTTGGCCGTCCCACCATTGGTGACTACGTGAAGGGTGTGACGACGATCACGCCTGAGCAGCTCACCGATGCGGAGCGTTCGCTTGTCATCACTGAGGCGAAGTATTTCGCATTTGAGATTGACGACATCGACAAGGCTCAGACCGGCAACGGCGGGTCGCTGATGAGCGAAGCGGCAGTCGAGTCTGCCTACGCCCTGCGCGACATCGCCGACCAGTACGTTGCGGGCCTGTACACGGGCGCCGCTACGGCGAACCAGATCACCACCACGTCGATCACGTCTTCCGCTCTTGCAGTGGATGGCATCAACGACCTGATGGTGAAGCTCGATGAGGCTGACGTGCCCAAGGAGGGTCGCTACGCGATCGTTCCTGCCTGGTATCATGGCCTCCTCGTCGCGTCGGGTCTGTTCACCGACCTGTCGGCTTCGGGTTCGTCCGATGCGCTGCGTAACGGCACCGTGGGTCGCATGTTCGGGTTTGACATTCTCATGTCTAACAACGTGGTCAACACGACCGGTGATGACTTCCGAGTCACCGCTGGCTACCCTGGCGCGCTCACGTATGCGGACCAGATTGTGAAGACCGAATCGTACCGTCCCGAGAACTCGTTCTCGGACGCGATGAAGGGTCTCCACGTCTACGGTGCGAAGCTTGCCCGCCCCGAGGCTGTCGCAACGCTGATCGCGTCGCGCACCTAGCAGTTCACGTCCGGTGGTGGTTCATGCTGCCACCGGACATCACTTCTCACCGTTTGACATAGAAAGGGGCCAATCATGGCCGACACTGCTATTCCGATTACCAGTCTGGGGCTGAACGCGAACACGGCGAACCCTGCCGGCACCGCGATTGTCGCAGCTAACAACCACGTCGTCACTCCTGACCGTGCAACTAAGCGGCTTGCTATTCGTTTGACGAACACGACCGGGAGTTCGAAGGTGTTCACGGTTGTGGCTGGTGACAGTCCTCCTGCGAACGCTGCCGGTCAGGGCGACATCGAGATCACGCTCACGGATGGTTCGAGCACTCCTCAGATCACTTGGGTGGTTGTGGAGTCTGCTCGGTTCATTCAGAGCGACGGCACGGTTGTTGTCACGGTTGCTGCGGCGACCACGGGCAACATTGCCGTCCTGGGTCTCCCGGACTAAGGGGTAAATGGTGGACGCATTCGCAACATACGAGAATCTTGAGTTGCGCCTGAACCGTGTTTTCACGGTGGCGGAGCGGCCTTGGATTACGGCTCTGCTTGAGGATGCGTCCACCTACTTGCGGGATGACGTGTTGGGGTTGCAGGTTTACCCCCAGTCAACGTCCACGGTCACGTTGTGGCCGGATGGTGGACGGGTGGACATTCCCACGCAACCGTTGATTTCGATTGATGCTGTCACTCGTGGCGGCGACGCGGTGGAGTATGTGCAACGCGAATCGACTCTGTGGGTGCCGATCGCGTTCGCGTCTCCTGCTGTGACCACTGCGACGCGAGTTGAGAAGCCCGTATCGGTGACGTTCACGTACGGGTTCGCCACGGCTCCTGCATCGTTGGTGAGGTGGACGTGTGTGCTCGTGTCGCAAGCCCTGTTGCCCATTGAGGCGAACCTTGGCCTCACCGCTGGTGGGCTGTCGTCGGTCCAGTTGGATGACTTCCGTGCGGCGTTTGCTGATGCGGGAGAGATGTCCGGCATCGCCTTGAGTGACAAGAACATTGCGTTGCTGCGGGAGCAGTTCGGTGTGCGTCAGGCGTATGTGGTGGGGTCGCGTTGAGTATCGCTTCTGGTGTTGCTCGGATGGGTCGTCGTCAGGCTGAGGCGTTGATGGAGTCGGCTTGTACTGTGACGAAGGTTGCTACGGGTTCGATTGATCCGGCTACTGGCCTTGCGTCGAGCACGACGACGACCGTGTATACGGGCAAGTGTCGTGTGCGGTGGTCGTCTGGTAATGCTGCTGAGGTTGATAGTGCTGGGCAGATACTTGCAGTGCAAACACCTACCGTGTCTTTGCCGGTTGAGGGTTCGGGTGCTGTGCTGCCCGACATGTTGTTGACGGTGACGGCGAATGCTTTGGACACGTCTTTGGTGGGTGTTGTGTTTCGGGTGAAGGGTATCCAGTTTCAGACTCATGGGACGGCTCGACGCTTGCAGGTCGAGGTGGAGTCGTGACCGATTCAATCAAGTTCGACTTCGCCCAGATAAACACGTTGGCGGCAGACCTCGGAACGCAACCCGCCCTCACCGGTAGGAAGTTGCGGCAAGCCGTCGAGGTCACCGCCCGCCA